ATGAGATCGCGAAATTTCTTTATGAAGTCGCTTATTTCAATGGTTTGTACCGCTGGCACCTTATCACGTCCTTAGTGCACGATATATGTTCTTCCGGATCCGATCTGTTTCACAGGCGGGCCTCCATTGGCAAGATAGGACATAAATTTGTTTTCAAAATATGTCGGTAATATTTTCAGCAATACGGGGAACATCGGCGAATAGGTCGGGCGTCGCGGCAGACTTATTTGCGTTGTCGACGCTTTCAGTCCAATACCCGCTGCAAAAAATAATCTCCGCATTTTTGGAGTAATTGTTTGCAGCACACTGTTTTCATGCCATGTCCCGAGGCGAACCGCTGAATTCGACAGCCAACCGACTGCGCCCATTGTCGATTTATACTGATATCCAACGGCGTTGAGCAGATTCCCAAGTATTCCAGCGCGTCTGCGTTTTTTGCTCCCGCCACGTTTGCTGGTGTCTTTAATATCATGCCGCCTTGCCGCGCTCATTCGCTCAAGGTAAGTGCTTCCTCCCGGAGCTCCACTACGGATGCCCTTTTTAATCTCCTGTTGTGCATACCATAGAGTGGATTTTGTCGCCTTTCGGTTCCATTCCGGCTTATGCGCAATCGCCCAATCAAGCCAAGGGGTTACATTATCGACGACATCCATTTTCATTTCGTAAGCCATGAAATCACCCTCTTCGGTATGGGCTAAAGTTGGCGGAGCATTCAACCCTGTGCATCGCCGAATCTGTTGATAATATCCTTGCTACGGTCCACGTTTTACCGCTATGTACGATTTTGTCATTTGCGGCCGGCAGGGAAACGTCAGTTACTGCCACCCCAAAAACTGCGCGATCGGATGAACCCTCAGAATTAACGTTGTTTCCAGACTGCAACGTCTGCCCAATTTCCGGCAGAACCATAATTGTAGTTCCGTTGTAAGTAGCCGATTCTCCCGGACCACCTTCAGCAAGGAAAATATCTTGTAAATCAGCCGCCATAAGTTCCCGCTCGTTCACAGACATCACACTCCACGAAAAACGGGAGACCTAAAAGGCCTCCCGTTCCACTAAAATCAACCATTTATTTTTTTACGGTTCCTGCAGGGTCCACTGCATCAAGGCCGGATTCTACTTCCTTGGCAGCAGTTCCTTTCTTCCCTGATTTAGCGGCAACGTCTTCGCGCTTCGGAATTTCAATGATAGTGCCGTTGCTTTCCTCGATCAGCTTGTCAGCCATTTCAGCAGGAAGATCGTAGATGATGGTTCCAGCTTCTTGTCCGGGACCGTAATACTCGCCGCCATATTTGACGCGGAACCGATTGACCTGTACGTCTTTGGTTTCGATTATTTTAGCCATAATGTCCTCCTACTTCACTTTCAGGGTGTACCAGTCGTCGATAAATTCAGGAACCGGAATTCCGCGACTGGCAACGCGAACTTCCTGAACGTCGCTTCCGACATCTCCCCACACCTTCGGAACGTATGCTCCTTGGTACGAACGCCAAACTTGATCTTGTTCAAGTTGGGTAACGGCGCCAAACATTTGTCGCCCGCGTCCAGGAACACCCATAATGAAATAATCATCGGGGATAAACTGTTGAGTTGCGCCAGAATCATCGACATAAATTCCATCGTAAGCATAAATTTCAAGATTTATGCTTTCAATAATTCCGATTCTGGTTATTCCCGGCTGAACAATTCGCGGGGCGATGCTCATGAGAGAAATATTTTCTCTAGGCCGTAGCAACCAATCCTTAATCGCTGTATTGTCCAGCAAATACCGGCCTGTCTTGTTGCTGCAAATCCCAATCTCAGGAGTGCTGCCGGAATTACGAGATACGGTTTGCGATGCATCTTGCAAATTACCGTAGATGTCGGCAGCAGCATGGTCCCACGTATCAGTGTCGGTCAGGGTATCCTTTTGCGTCCAGTCCAGCGTTACGGTATCGGTTTTTGATGTTTTCCCATCATCACTGTACCCAACAACGTTAAACGTTCCGAATACCAGCAGTTGGGCACACATCCATTCCATCCGGCGAGTGCACATTTCACGCAGTTCTTTCAGGTCTGTTGCCCGCAAGAACGCCGCCCGTTGTTCAGGCGATACCGAACTATACACCGGTTCACCAAATGCACGCTGATTGATGTTTTGAACGGTTGTCGGTCGTTTCGGGGCCATCATCGGCGGTTTATAGGATTTGACTTCACTGCCAGTTCGCTCAACATTTACGCCGCCGCCACTGGAAATGAAAGGAGCGAGCCTACGCCCGCCCTTTTTGTACTCAATATCGATCAGTTCAGATGCACTTGTTACCATGTTGGGGAAGAATGTATCCCTCAAAAGAGTCTGCGGGGGATAGCTCTGTTCAAGAGCCGCCAACATTATCCGGGTATCGTTAAGATTAATCGACATTATTCAAGTCCTCCCTTATTGTTCGTCGGTCAGGAATATTCCTGCCGCTTTAAGTGCTGCCTTGTGGGTTGCGTAGGTATCGCTGCCACCAAACACCAACGCGCTTGCATTGAAGGCACCGGTTTCATACATCACTGCCGCTACAGCCGCAGAAGTAGCGTCGGCAGCTTCCGCAAGAATGCATTCGGCAACAGCGCTGCCGTCAAGATTTGCACTGTTTACGGTTTTGTAACTTCCGGATCCAGCCGCAACAGTGATATCAAATCCGTCATCGGCGGCAAACGGAGTGGCGCCCTCAAGCACGGCAAACTTCAATTGATTTGTTACGGTATTGCCGGGAGTTGTTGCAAGATCAAGCACTTCCAACAGTTCGCCGTCCGGATCTTTGAATTCAACAATTGCTTTTTGAGCCGCCACAGCAGGAGTAGTCCCGGGGGCTGCAATCGCCGCACGAACAACACGAACCTTATACACACCGGGCTTTGCTCCGGCTAAAATCGGGGTTGTCGCGTCCATGGTCAAAGTACCGTTTCCGGTGTTTCCACCAGTTTTTGCCGCAGAAGTTGCCGCGCCGATGGTGATTTTCCCAAGCACGGTTCCGCGTGCAAGGCTTCCTGCGCCAAGAACCAGAGTCCCTACTTTGGTTATCAGCGGTATTTTTGAATTTCCAACAAGCGCGTCGTTGGTCATTGTTGCAACGTCATTAATCAATTCCATTATTTCTTACCTCCGTTCTTATTTTTTCCATCCAGAATACCGGCCATCATGTTAATGGCTGCCAGTGCTTCTTGCGCTTCCCCCTGTCCTTGAACTCCTTCCGCAGTAACGCCATTTACGCCGGAAGCGATCGAATCTTTGATTGCCTGCGCGAGTATATCTTCACCCTTGTTTGTTGATTTTGCCGGAGCTGCAGGATGTTGTTTCATGATGTCAACCGCGTCCTGAATATCGGCTGCAGTTTTGCCAGAGTTTTTCGCCTTTTCGATCAGTTGGGAAATCTGTTGGTTCCCCTCGACTGCAAGCGCATTCAGTGCATCAACCCGTTCTTTGTCTTTTGCAGCGGCATTAGTGACAGCATCACTTGCGATTTGGTTTACCATTTCGGGGTATGCTTTTTTCAGGTCGTCGATTGTTTTGATGTCCAATTCTTTATCCTCCTTGTCATCTTTTTTGTTTTGTGGCGTCAGCGATTGAATGGCTGCGGCTACAATTTCCCCAAAAGAGAATTTCTGATTTTTGGGATTGGAATCGGCGTCCGGACCTTTATTTGACGCCTCTACCATTTGTTTAAGTTGTTCTGCGTTTTTGACCCTTGAAAGATCATGTTTTACTGAATTAATAACCATAAAATTCCCGTTGATCACAGCGTTCAGCGCCTTGCCAATATCTTGAACTTCGTCGCATAGGCCGTGTTCTTTTGCCTTATCTGCAGTCATCCACGTTGATTCATCCATCATTTTGCTGACTTTATCTCGGGCCAAGTTTGCTTTTGACATATATGCGCTGACAATTGATTCCTTGATTCCGTCGAGCGCCGCCGACATCTTTGCAAGGTCGTCAGTATTGTAATATCCCCACAGTTCCAGCATCGGATTGTGAATCATCATCATGGTATTGCTCGGCATAATAACCGGGTTTCCAGCCATGGCAACAATGCTTGCGGCGCTGGCTGCAATGCTGTCAATCAGCACGGTTACTTTCCCTGAGTACGTCCGCAATTGGTTATAAATTGCGTGAGCGGCAAATACATCTCCGCCCATTGAATTTATTCTCACCGTAACCGGCCTGCCGCCAAGACTTGCGAGGTCTTCTGCAAATTCTTTCGGGGTTGTCGTGTCGCCTTCGCTCCACCATGGTTTTTCTGACGCAATGTCTCCATACAACAAAATCTCTGCGTCATCATCCCCGGTTTTATTTACTATTTGCCAAAACTTGTTCATTTGGGTCATCCCCTCCTTTCTCGTTGATTTGAATGGTCGTTATGGGTGAAAACGCATACCCTGTTTCTTTAATTGCTTTTAGTTCCAAGGCGCGTTGCGTAATATTGGAATCGAAGTCGGTCCCCGTCATTTCTGCAGCTTCTTTTTCGCCGGTGGAAAGTCCGTACTGAATTCGTAGTGCTGCTCCAGTCGCTTCTTTAACTGGGTCAATTACGCCCATTACCGGACCGTACCATTCTGAACCGCACCATGCGTTCTGGATTATTGGATCGTCAAAAAATCCGGGGGCCTGTATTCTTCCGATGGCTACCGCTTCGGTTAACCATCTTGTATATGACGGGTCGCAAAAATCACGAACAAACCAGACTCGCCGCATTTTAAAGGCTGACCACGCCTGAACCATGGCTGCGCGAGAAGCCGAATAACTTGAGGTAAAGGCTTTCATGAGAACCTCATACGGTTGTTCTAATGCCGCTGCAATTTGTTTAACAACAGCTCCGGTAAACGTGTCAAATGTTGATAATGTTCGCGATGCGTCAACCTGTTCAACTTTATATCCCGGAGGAAGCACATTCATGCTGCCGGCGCCCAGCTCAAAATCACTGGCATCTATGGAAACCTTGTCATTGGCTCCGACCGTCTCGTTGGCAGGGAACATGGGTTGTGGGGCAGTTTCTTGCGTTTGAGTAAAAAACAGTGTAAAAAATGCCTTGATTACTGCCGCTGTTAGTTCCGCGTCCGTATAACGCGTTACTTGCTTCAGTGCTTCAATTACCGGGGCCAAATAAGGAACGCCCCGATATGATTCAGGGCGTTCGTCGTGGCAAACCTGTAATATGTTTGGAAACCCGGTGTTTTTACCAAAGGCTTCAACTCTTGTCCATTTTGGCACGCTGGACATATTTGTTGGGTCGTAGGGATGTTTATTTGATATCCAATAGGCAACTACGGCACCATCAGAATCAATTTCAACCCCGCTGACGATTCGGTTTCCGTTTTCAGGATTATTTGCCCATACTGACAATGGATATACACTTCCCATTGTGGCCGCGTCCGGATTACTTACCCTATCCGCTTCAAATAATTGAAGCCTTAACGAATACGGCATTCCCGGAAGCTGAGAACGGTACTTGAAGGCCGCCCATCCATCGCCGTTAAGCAAATAACCCAGATAAACGATGTCCTGCATGTCGTAGAAGTTATTTTTTTTCAGCAGGTCGCAAAACTTACTTCCGGCCCATACATCAAATTCGCTTTCTGTGTGCTTCTGCCACTCTTTCGCCTCGTCCGGAGTCATGCCAAGAATTTTTGCATTGATTCTGGATCGCAATTTTAAGCCAGCACCAATTACATTGGTTCTTGACGTAAGAATTGCGCTAGTCGCAATGGGAGAACACATATATGCGTCTCGCGAACGACTACGTAAAAGCGGAAGATTTACATCAATATCACTTTGCGGGCTACTGCCAAGAGGCTGATACCCTCGCATGCTCCCCTTTGTAGTGTTGGCCCCACTTCCATCATAACCAGTATTCAGCGCCCGCATTGTTTGCCGAGACGTTATTACCGTTCCAGAAGGAGCCGCATTGCCTTGTGTGGGCATTCTTGCCTTTTGCTTATTTCTCTTCATTTACGCACCTCACAAATCCCTAAGTATTACGCGCCTGGACCTGCTACCAGCCGCAGGAGTTGAACCGTCAGCACCGGAAGCAAGCAACGAATCGACCCCTTGGCTGATTTGATCAAGATTTGCCCGCCTGACCTGTCTGCCGTCGCCGGTCCTGTACTCCTGACTAATAAGGGCCTTTTTTTCGGCATCAATGTAGTTTTGGAGCCTTTCGGCTTGCGTATCTGCCATAAATCACACCTCTTTCGGCATTATCAGTAGGGGCATTTTTGTAAAGTTAAGTTGCGGTCAAATTGATCATAGATCGAGTCGTTCCAATGGTCATATAAGCATGCGTTCCTGAAACCTCAATTACTCCATCCAGTAATCCGGCGGCAACAGCACCGGCCGGCAATAGGGCAGGGCTGTTTCTTACTCTTATTGGCCCCATTGGCAAAAATATTGGGCCAGCACCACCGTTCAACGTGGTTGCCGCTCCCATTCCCGTTGACCCATAAATTAATGCGGATACGGTTAACCCGCCCGCCCCGGCAGCTACAGGAGAGGCAGTTGTATTTGCAATTACGTTCATAAAAACAGACATACCGGAAGAATTTGTTGTGATTATGGGTTGCGCTATGGTTGTTCCCGTAAGCATTGCAAAAATTCCGGAAGCCGTGTCCGAAATAACAATCTGCCCAGTAATTGCATCAGCCGTATGAACAAATGTCATTGCTCCACCAAGGGAAATACAAACATTGTCTGGATTGTTTACTTGTATTGTTGCCCGATTTGCAATAACTCCGCCTTTTGCCCCGGTAGTGCTATAAAAAGCTCTTGCCGTAGAGCCCGAATGAAGCACGGAAATGTTTCCATCAATGATTTGGAATTTACTGGACGCGTTTGTATTCGTCCAATTAACAGCATCACCATCGCCGGAAGTTGATACACTATTTACAAAACTTCCATACAGTTGCAAGTTAACGGCGGCAGAACCGCTTACGGAAAGTGTCGTTCCCGATGCTGCAGAAGCCGCGTTTTGCAAAACGATTTTTTCAATAAGAACGGTTCCTGCAAGAGCATAGACATGATTTCCGATAATATATACGCTATATTGAGCGGAAGAAGTGAGGTTGACTCCGGGCTTTAAAGTTAACGACTCCGTATAAGTTCCTGGCCAAATAAAGATCGTTGTTCCGGCACTTGCCATTGAAATAGCCTTCGAAACCGTCAGATATGGCTTTCCTGCACTCCCATCACCCGAAGCGTCATTGCCGTTTTTTCCTACGTAAATATAGCTGGCAGGGGTTACGTTGATAGTTTCAACTTCGGGAGGGGCTGGACTAAATTGCGACATAACTAATTCCCTCCCCGTTAACCGCGGCGTCAATATATATCATGTTGGCGTTCGACAAAGACAGGGTAATGCTGTCCCTTGGCCGCAACTCCGCTCCATAAATGGAAGAGCTAACGTTAACTCCGCCGACATAAATTGACCCTGTGTTTGTTCTTTTTGCAATTACAGTTACTTCTCTGCAGTCTATATCTGGCAGCTGTACTCTTGACCCTGCAGTAGTAACATTTACTACCGCACCGGAAATTGTCGAAGATCCGGCCAAAACATCGGCCAAATTCAGCGATTCTCCCCCTGTTTTTAACAAATTAACAATCAGTTGATAGGCCCCTTTTTGCGTCATTGTCATTTTCCCCCTTTGTTTATACTGCAACTTGTGATTTTTTGACGCATCCGTACTGTTTTTTTGACGTTTGCCCAGCCTTTTCTTTGCTATTTGCTACTGTGTTTTCGCCGCAAATCGCAGCTTTATAAGCTTTCCAGTCGGGATTTATGCTATAAAGACAGGCCAAATTATAGACTCTGAGGTCAAGCGGTTCATTTCTCCCGTCCGTCGCGATGTTTTCCCACACTTTGACCATTTGCCCGCGGACTTTTTTGGGCATCAGCTTTTCCGCAATGAGTCCGCGAAAATACAGTTGATCGTAACCACTTAGCTCGTTATTCGGGAAATGAAAGTATGCCGGACCGGGGTTTGTGACATTAATCAACCGCTGCATCACATACTGCTTTCCCTCGGATACGCCTAGCATCATCAGGGGAATTGCATATCCCGTTGCCTGCCCCAATTTATATAAAATAGGGACGCCGGCAAGCCGATGTCCCTTAATAGCGACCCTTTGTTTAATTCCGTTTGCGAAGCAGTATTGGTAAACTTCTTTCGTGTAATGGCCGCCGGAGTCGATAAAGGTTCTGGCCACTTTCAAACTGACACCATTTGCAAAACAATAGAGTCGGTCAAGTTGCTGATCCATCTCAGCCCATGTCGCTGCCTTATCCGGGGTCCCAAGCACGACACCTTTTCTGATTCCCCAACATTCTTCACCCTCACCCCATCCGCAAATTTCATATTCAAGTCGGTTGTCCTGGGTATCAACCGCCGCCGTCAGAAGCAACACACCGTCCGGAAGTTCAGCATCGTAATGTTCGCGCCGCTGCATTAAGACCCGCTCGTCTTTTATTTCACCGGTTTCCTTGTAAATTTCAGCGAGGCGGGTATTTATGAACGCTTTAAGTTTTTGGGGATCTTCGTTGGTGTCAAGATATTCGCCGACAATATTTTTCCAGCTGACCCACGGGCTTGCAAACGAGTTAACGCGAAAAGACCTGACCGATGTAATTGACGGATTTTGCACAATATACATCTGTTCGGCGTTTTTCATCTGTTGTTCGATAAATTCCTTGCCGCAATCAGGGCAACGCCAGAATACCGCGTCGACGCGATAGGTCTTTTTGCAATCGACTTCGAACGTTGCGTATTCGTATCGCATGTCCCACAACGTAACCCAGTGATATTCTCCGCAATTTGGGCATTTATGCCGCCATTCTTCCTGTGTTCCCAGTGAATATTCGGCTAAAATGCGGGAAAACTCGTCTGTACAGGTGGAAAACAGTCCTATAATCGCGTCCCAAAAGTTTGATGTTCGTTTTGATGCAATATCAACTGGGTCGCCTTCTGACCCAGCTGATTTTTCGAACCGATCAACTTCATCGAACAAAAGCACCCGGATTGACCGTTTCGCTAATCCGGAAGGAGCATTGGCGCCGACAAACGCCAGATACCCACCCGGGAAGTTCTTTTTTCGCATTGTGTTGTTGCTGTCGCGCGACTTTGAATCAGAAATTAGCTTTTTTAGTACCGGAGTTACTTTTACCGTTGGGGTAAAGCGCTCTTTGGAAAAGTCCTCGCTATCTTCAATGGTCGGCTGAACCAACAGCATCGGGCAGGGGTCTTGGTGAATGAATCGCCCTATGACGTTGAATAGTATTTCTGATTTCCCCAGCTGCGCCGCAAGCATGGCCACAACTTTATGGACGCCCTTAGTAGTAAAGGCGTCCATAATTGGCTTCTGATATTTCGCTCGGTCGCTATTCCACTTGCCAGGCTCTGCTCCATAGTCCGCAGGGATAAATCTATTTTCATCCGCCCACTGAGATACACTGGTTCGCGGCGGCGGAGAAACCATTCGAAGAAGACCCTTGAACAGATCAATCGTCTTCTGAATCATCATAACCAGCCTCGGATAGTTTCGACGCATCGAACTGCGATAATTCTATTAGCGCCGATTCTATTTCTGCTGATAATATTTCATCGATATCATCTTCCGACTTGCCCGCAAGCATCATGGCCATTTTGTGCGGAATACTCAGCATGCGGCGTTTGAAAATCGTTAGCATTCCTCCAACCATGAGCTCAATATCTTTGGTATTGTGAACCTCGTTTCTTAGTCGCGCCAGTTTTAGTTCAGCCGTTTCACGCTTAATCTTCTCGTGAATATTTCTTTCATCGTCAGCTTTGGTCTCTCCGCTATTGGATGAAGTTTTATAGGCAATCCACCGGCGTATATTTTCTGTCAGTGGATATTTCCCTGCGTCGTTTTTGTTGAAAACTCCTTCTTTGGCAAGCTGATCGACTCTTGGGCGGGTAAGTCCGATCAATGCCGCAATCGCCGAAGATGCCACGCAAGTTTTCGAGTCAATTTGTATTGTTCGCTCGGTCAACTTTGACCACGCCCTTACACTTTTTTAGAAAAAATATTGAATTTTGCACATTCTAATCGAAAATTGAATTCCTGAAAGAAAATGCCATGATTTTTTCGTATCTAGAAAACATTTGGGGGCTTCGCGACCCCTGTCCTCGCTGTCTTTCGTGGGAGGACCCGCGCCACATATGCGCACCGCAAACGAACACCATCCCGTCAGTCCTTGCTGCTATCCAGATATGCACTATGAATGATTATGTAGTCCATTACTTCGGCTTTGGCTCTCGAAAAAAAATCATAAGCACAAGAAACAACGTCATACGCTCTGTAAACGTTGATTCCGGTTCAAAGATAGCACTGCCATAAATTAAGAGGCCAATGTCTACAGCCATAGAAATAATAACGAATCCCATCGCTTTTACGGTTAATAATAGGAAAGCCCCCGTCCCCTTAGCAACTAACACTATCAACGCTCTCATCACTTGATCACCCCCCCTGCCGGCTTGCTCTTGTATCCTCTGATTGTCGGCTGGCAGTTGCATGCTGGCTGACGCATTAACTCTGTTACAGCCGGGCCCGTCTCCTTACGTCTCACATACGCACTGCATTGTCCGTCACTGTTGATGTCAGTCACAGTGGCAAGGCAGCTGCCGTTTGGAGTATGGTAGTCACAGCGGAATCGGCTGCAACGTCTCACAATACAGATGATTGATCGCCTCCCCTCATATGGGTACAACAAAGCCGCAGGCAGTGCGCCTACGGCTCGGGCTTGGCTTTATGTTAGTGGCTATCGGCTGTTTGGGTAGCAGGGTGTTCCGTCCCAGCTCCCCGCCCGCCTCCACAGTTTACATAATAACATAGATTTATTTGAATATCGGGGCCCCCCTAAAATCAAATTTGTTTCTCCTCTATCAACAAACCACGCTTACCTGCCAATCTTGCAGTGATGTTAATTATGTCAGGCCACCAATCTTTCAGCGTGTCATCCGTTACCCAACAGCAATCAATAGGTAGGCCTGAACTCTTCGAGTATTCTTCAGCCCAGTGCATCTGTACCCAGATAACCCACCCGGGTCGGCCGCGTTTTTTCTTTGTTATAGGCTTTTCAGACTCATCCTGCCGGAGCTTTAACAATAATCTTTTCTTGGCCCCAAGTATTGAGTAAACATCTTCAACGATCTTTAGCCACTTCATATCCTGCTCCGTCTTGCGCTGCAGTTCTTCGGCCCGTTGATATGCCGGGTCTGAAATGGTGGAAGAAGATACTCTGTCGGCTCCGGGTTGTTGTGTTCTATAGAGTATTTCTTCCCGCATCAGTTCAACTTCTCGCCTGCGCTCTCGGTAATAAATCAGCCAACTAGATATAAGTTGATTATCTTCCTTCAGTTCAGCGGTAATATTGTCGGGATCATTCATGGCATGCTCCTTATGTACCCGTTCATCTTTGTCATACTACCCCTCCTTATTTGGTCCCAATATCTCAACGTTTAAAACGTTCTTTATTTTTTGCGCATGTTGGCGGATAAGCGAAGTCAGAAGCGTTAATGCGCCGTGATAGGCTTTCTCTGTAAATGGGCCATACGCAATGGCGTCTTCCACTGCCTGAGCCATCGTGGCGAGTTGTTCCGCTTCCGTGCCTAAGTCTTCGATTTCCTGCCAGTTGATCATGTAAATACACCTCTTTCTCGATTCGCCTTCCCAAAGTGCTAACACTTTGTTGCTATTATTGCTTTCGGAATTCTGCTAGCATTTTGTTAGCATTCTGATAGCACTTTGTTAGCACTATTTATAAGAGGTGTTTTGATTTGGCAACGATTAAAAGTCAGACAGGGCTTAGGCTAGAGCCCGATATATTGGAAAAAATCACTTTCATTGCAAAGAGAAATAAACGTTCATTCAATGCGCAAGTCGAGTTCCTTGTCAAAGAATGCGTGGATAAATATGAGCAGGAACACGGCCCAATCATACTGGACCCGGAAGAATAGGCCCTCCCTACTGCTCCATCGCAAAGATGACCAAGTCTGCTGTTGCGTCCTGCAATCTATACTGCCTTGGGCCCGGATATGACGCAGTAATCTTGTCGGTAGCCGCCTTACACGATAATTCCGCTCCTGAACAGTTTTTAGGCTTTTGAATCTTGACGCCTGTGGCTGATTTCCGCAGTGCGACTTTTTTTATGTCCGGACTTACCAGTATCGCGCATCGCTCCCATCCTGCCAGTGCAGTGCTGGCCTTGGAGCCGATGTGTATTTTTTTGCCGACTGACAATATGTCGCCGCCCGTGTTACCACCGGTAGGCTTGCCGGTAAATTCTGCCCACGTGGAAATGTCGGGGATAGCGTCATTCCATCCGTACTCTGATTTAGCATCCGATTCCGTTGGCGCGACCACAACCTTTTTCAGTTCTTTCGGCGCGGTTTCGGCAAGTCGATTCTGCATCTCTGTTTTGCCCGCTTTTCTTCCCGGCGCTACTGTAAAAGTATGCGTACCGATCGACATGGTTTTCGGTTCGGCGGCCTTTTTCTTGCCTTTACCTGAACCGGCCTTGATATCCAGCCTTTCGCGAACGATTTTCCACTGACTTTGATCGATGTAAAACATTTCTTTGATTTGCGCAATATTCAAGCCGAAGTCCTGCAACTGGGTCAGTAGTTCATTAGTCAGGTCTTCCGGGCGGCGGCGCTTGATCAGGAAGTTAGTGCCTGATTGATCATGTACTTTCCAAGGGAGCGGCAGTTTGTTTCTCAAGGCCTCTTCGATGCTGATTTTTGCCATTTATTTCACGTCCTTTCTGCTATGTTGCTTAGCAACTCCCGCCCCTGCGCGTTGATCGACTCTACAAACCCCTCGTTGTCATCAGTGATCTTCCCCGCAATGATGACCTTTTTGTCAGGCTCCCACTCTTTCATGGTTAAGTCTTTACACAGTGGGCAGGAAGAAAACTGGGATTTGGCTTTTTCGCAGTTTGAGCAGTTTCGCATTGCTTGGAGTTGTCGTTTCAGGGAGGCGATTGTTTCCTTATCTCGCTTATGCTCGGCGAGAAGGGTGGAGGCGGCAGTTTCAGTTTTATCCAACATTTCGCACGCTTCGACATACTCCATGCAACTTGGATGAATTGTTTTGCCTAAAAACCCTTGCGGCGGGTCAAGTTCTTCAAAGCAATCCTCTCCGTTATCGATTCTACCGACAAGGTTCCCAAGACAGTCCCGCATCACCGCCGCCTGCGCTTCGGCTTGCTCCCGCATTCCCTTTTCATGTTCTAAAACTTTTCCCAAGCAGGTATAATCTTTTTTAAAACTATCCGCCTGCTGATTATATTGACGTTGCCAATAAAAATCAGTGCGCGTTTGCCATTTTTCGCGTTCTTCCGTCAACACAATTTCAGCCTGCTCCCGCTTCTCCCGCTCATCCGCAAGCGCCTGTTCGGAGGCGGCGAGGGTTTCTTTCAGCATTTCAATAGTATTGCGGAACAATTTTTCTTTTTCTTGCGCTCTTAATACTGTGGTGCTCATGGTTGCAACCCCTCCCCTATCAATACACCAACCACAGCAGCAACTACCAACCAAAACAACCATGCAGATGTTTCGCGTTCCTCGTTAGTCATTTCACTGCCTCCGCTTCTTTTTCGAGCCGTTCTGATTCCCTCACGAGGCGCTCCCGCCAGTCACCTTGACCCTTGACCCAATGATTAAGATGAACCAGCGCCGCCTGGATCATCCTGTCCTTCTTGGCAATCTCTGCCTGCTGGCGCTCGATCAGAACGGCGATTTCGCGGCGTTCGTCGATTGTCGGATGGTCAATTTCTGACGTTAGGGATTCAACCGCCCGATAGCTGTCCATCAGTTGTTGCCTCCCTCCGGGTACTGGTCCCACAGTTCACCGTCGAGCAACCGGCCTGCAGCTTTCTTGCCGACGCGAGAAAAGTTATACTCTTTCAAATCAATATCCAAGTAAGGTGCCCACTCGCCCCACTGTTTAAACATGAACGGCGTTCCACTGGCCTTGCACTGGTCCCGCAGGCTTCTTGCCCAATCAGGATGCATGGGCCTTGCGTTCGGTCCCGATTCGCCGCCGCAGATTACCCAATCGAGCGCTGGTCCATTTATTCCGTGTTTCGTCCACCAGTCACCTTTACAAGATTTCATAAGCGATACATGCATATATTCCCCAAGGTCAACCGGCCCGAGCATCGGCTCCACGCTCACGAATCTTTTCGCTGCCGGTGTCGCAAGCAGAAACGGAATCCGCTTGTCGGCTTGCTCCTGATTTTCGACGGTGACTCCGGTCCAGACATTCGCCAGCGGCCATGGTGATTTTCCCCTTGATACGCCATGCGTAGTTTGTAGCCACACATCGTTTGCAATCGTTTCGCCGCTCATTATTTCTTGCATTCTGCCCGCACGCTTTGTCAATAATAAAAAAGTATGCCTATTCCCTGAAAATTGGCATTCAGCTATTGTCGAAAGAACATCAACAATATACTTATCAGGAATATCCTCATGAAACAGGTCTGACATGCTACACACAAAAACCGTTGATGGCTTCTTCCACCGCAATGGGTCTTCAAGTCTTTCTGGGTGCAACTTCACCGCAAACGGATTCGCCGGGTCCAAGCCCCACGGTCCAGCAAATCTCTCTGCCATCCGCTTGGCATAACAATTTGCGCAGCCTGGACTTACTTTTGTGCAGCCGATAACCGGGTTCCACGATTTATCTGCCCATTCTATTTTTGTGGCGCTCATTAAAACCAATTCCTTTCTGTAAAATACTTCACTGCCTCCACCAGATCACTTGTCACAAGGCTTGCAAACCCATACATTACGTCAAATTCTCCTGGAGGAAACTCACCCAATATGATCAGATGTTTTCCCATTCCAACGGCATATCCAGCTTCGAGATGCGCCGATCTTCCGCACGGAAGGAGCAACAATACCGCATCGGCCCAATCAATCATTTTCTTATCTTCGATAAATGCCCGTTTCGCTTGGTCTAGCGTCAGAAAGTCAATGCCGTTGATTTTGTCATGTTCGGGTAAGTCAAGATAAGAAAATACATACCGGCCCCGGCTATCGTCCGTGAAGTCATCAACCTGAACATTATTTTTTCTAAGCAGGTCAGCAATTAACCTGACATTCTCTGCGTTCTTCCACGAACTTGCTATATATACTTTTGCATTCATCATTCACACCCCCAACATCTTTTTTACTTCCTCAGTCGGCTCCCAATTCCAGATTCCTTGGTGTCCAACTACAGGGATAGGGTCAATGCGACGAACGTTTTCGTAAATATGCCCATAGCGGCCAACATCGAACCACCCGAAAGCAAGTTCTTGCGGGGAAAGGTTGCCGATCCATTCTTCAGTCATTTTTATGCAATCAGTTTCGTCCACAATCGCAATTATTTCTCCCAGTGGCAGTTTTGCTTTGCAAATGTCATCAATACATAAAGCAGCTTCTGCCATTTTTATCAATCGCTGCATTACTGCATATTCCGGGTGATACGTCCACCCCTTTGAACCGATAGGAAACAACATTTTTAAAACCTTATTGACCGGCATTGCCGCTGCGTGGATCGCTATCGGTCCTCTATGCTTAGTCGCCCAGCCTCTCGTTTCTATCTTCTTGGCTCCAATTGCAACCAGCATCGCCCACGGTTGCCAAAGTGTTAATGCTTTCATCGTCCCTTCTCCTTCAAATCGGTTTCACTCTTATCAAATTCCTTTGGCGAAATCGTTCCATCATCGTTTACCTGTAGCCCCGGCTTCGTATAACAACTTAATAAAATCGTTGCGATCATTTTCGCCTGTTGATCAAGAGTATGTTTTATTGCTATTTCATAAAATTGAACAATTACTGACCACGTGAATGCCAACCCAAAAGCGAAGATTGCATTAACCCATTCTTCTCGCAAAAACAGCCATGCTCCAAATGCCAACCAGAAATATAACGGTACGGTCTTAAAACATATCCATTGTCTTGGCTCTTCGTTAATCATCACGATCTCCTTCCTCCCCCCAGCATTGGCAGCATCTTCGGCATGCTCCCTGTCAAATATGCCTCGCGAATCTGCGGCTGTATGTACTGACCAACCGTCTGCCCGTTCGGCAGGATTGTGTGAGCCTCGAACGCTTCCTCGAACGTCACTATCCCGGATTCAACAGCCTCTAACGTGGCCTTGACGTACAGCGCCAGCGCTCTCCACTTTTGTTTGCATGCCTGCTCCCAAGCTACCATCGCCTGACCGGGTGACCGCAGTGTTCCGCGCTCTGGCGTGTGGGTAAATTCGCGGCTGGTTTTATCGGGTAGTGGGAGAAGGAATCTGATGTGCCGACCGTTGGCAACGAATCCGATAACTGCAGCATCGTCTTCCCATCCGTACATGAACTTTGTGGCGCCGTACCTGACGAGCGTCTTTTCTATTTCCGATCGGGACCGATCTGCCGGGACTTCGGTTTGGGCTGCGTATTTCATTTGGCTGCCTCCTTTCGCGTTTCAATCTCCATGATCGCCGCAAATATCGGATAGGCCTGTGCTGGTACTACGGAATTCCCAAGGCATTTCAGCCGCTTTGATCTGTTTTTCTGTCCGACAATCACGCGGGAAGGCTCGTAAGGGTATTGTTGTGCTCCCCTTCCTGCTGGCCATCCGGGCCACGGTTCCGGTTCGTCACAATCAATGTCTGTAACCCCAATATCGTAGCCCATGAGGATTTCAACCCAGTCGGCGTTAAGTTGACCACCTTGCCCATGCACATCAGTTCTGAGTGACCGTGTTTGTCCTCCGCCGTGACTTCCTTGGCTATCAGCCGCCGAAGGAGTTGCCCACATTTTCGCAACGATTGTAGCAAGATCATCGCCACCGCTTCCCTCGCGATTAATTCGAGCGAAATCCGGTCCGGATGGGCAACCTTTTGGCGTAGGCCAGTGATGTACCGCACGCCCCAAAAGTCCATTTACCGGAACATTTTCGCAAGATTTTGCGCTACCATCTTTCCAATCCCTACTTGTTGCGGTAGGCCACGATAAACACCCGTTCCCGTCCTTGCGGCGCCCCAACATCGGCAGCCGCATAAGTAAACCAGCACGCATCATACCCTGACGTGGCAATGCCCCAGAGAACTCTTCGAAAGAACCGTCCAGAGTCACTTGACAAAATCCCTGGGACATTTTCAAAAGTTGCCCATCGGGGCTGAACTTCGCGAAGTATTCTTTCGCACTCTCCCCAAAGGTCGCGTTCGTCATCTTGTGCAAGGCGCTTACCAGCCAAGCTGTGAGGCTGACAAGGAAATCCACCCGTGACAAGGTCGACTCTGATTCCGTCGCCTTGCATTCTTTCTTTGGTAAGTTCTCTAACGTCTCGGTAAATAGGGGCATTTTTCCACCTCATTCCTAAAACCTTGCAGGCGTAATCATCAATCTCGCAAAATGCCACCGTTTTCATCCCCGCCCACTCGGCGGCAATGTCTAAACCGCCGATTCCGCTAAACAGCGACAGCACGTTCATTTTTCTTTTCTTTCCGCGCCTTCGCCCTGCACTGCTGCAGTTTATCGTAATCAATCCAACCGTCAGCATCGCCGTATTTTTTGGAGTAGGCCACCCAGTATAGCGGGATTCTAGAAAACCCCTTTTCACCAGTTGCTGAAAGATAGTTATATAGCTTACGCCTCAAATCTCCCTGCTGCGTTGACATCCCCTTAACGTCGATATAGGCATAACTATAGTTTGCCGTGTTATACCTTATGAAAAAATCAGGAGTATAAATTATCGCCCTTTGCTTAACCCCGAACAGATCAACGAAGGTAGGAAATAATTCGATTCGCGGCTGAAGTTCAAACTTAATTATTTTACCGGCCTCTTTCTCATCGACAAGGTGAAAATAAAATTCGGCCTCATCCTCAGAATCAAAGGTCACATATTCAAAGCCGCTGCCCATATCAGGGGTCCGGTCCTCAATGTTCAATTTCAGGCTAACCTTACGGTTACCGTATTTGTTATATGCCGCCGTAGGGTTTTCTTTTTGCATCTTATCAATAACACGCTGGGCCGAAATGTAATCGTCAGTGGTCAGGTAGTATATTTTGCCTTTGAAAACCTCATAGCTGATTTCCCCGAAGTCTAGCTTTTTGATAAGTTCTGCCGGAATTGGAAAAGATTCAAAGTTTCCCATTATTCCCACGTCCTTTTTTATCCAACGGGGCGACATTGCAGCCGCCCCGGTTATTCTGTTAATTCAACACATTATCTGCCGCACCGTCCACGGTTTTGGCATCTTTCGTCACGCTTTCGGTCGATTCGTTCACAGATTCCGCTGTTTCTTTAGCGAATTCGAGTTTCGTCTGCCGCAATGCGTTGTCGAAATTTCGCAGTTCCGGCGTGATCAGCCCGTAAGACTGCACCAATGAAGGGAAAGTTTTCAGCGCATAATCGCGCATATACCAGCGGGCCTCGCCGTTTCCGGTTTCTCCCTTGCAAAGTCTGGTCAATTGGCTGTCGAGCGTATATTCACGCTGTTTTTCGTTCGAGTCGTTCCATGCCTTTTCGCTAACCAAAATACGGAAGGTATTGCCTGTTTCTTTTCGGTTGGCGCCAGTTACGAGTTGAGCGTTTGCCACGACATCTTTGCCGCCGCTGGCCCAATTTCCGTTTACCATCCAGTACGATATAGTCGCTTCCGCCAGGTGTCCGTGATGATCGTCAATCAGTCTGGCTGCCATAGTCAGAAGTTCTTCGGTCGCCTCGGTAAGTCTCGGCCCCTTTGGTTCTTTTGCTTTTCTGAATCCACGTTTTCCCATGATTATTTCCTCCAATCTGTTTTTTAATAGTCCGGTTTACTGCCGCGCTTGCGGCTGCGTTCTCGCCAATCGTCCTCAGGTTGATCGTCTTTGCTGGCTCGTTTGGGCCTTTTTAGTCCCTGCGGACAGGGTTCCATCCATATTCGAACTACCCCGTCAGCCTCCAGTCTTCCGTTCAAGCGATTTCCGTCCCGACTTGGACACTGCCCGACACTGACGCACATAGGACACGCGTCATAGTATTTTTTCATTTCGCAAAACTGGGATAGATTTCGCTCGAGTACGTCAAGCGCAATATTGGGATATTTTGCAGTTACAAAATCCATAACGCTGGCCACCAGGTTCAACCTTGCCTCGCCAATCTCTTCCAGCGTTACCTGCGCTTTCTTCAACTGGGACTTAAAAAGCATTTCCGATTCATAACCCATTTTTCTTACCTCGCATCATCTGCCCTTGTAGTTTGTCGAACTGTCTTCTCACGGCATCAGCGCTCAATATGTTAGACTGCCAGAAACTATCCTGAGTGGCCCACTTGATCACTGCGGCAATATCGTCAGGCTTCCTCTGGTCCTGCTCCATCATCAGCCGGAATACGTGGGGCCAATTGTTGGAGTTTATTCTGGCATCCGGTTTCCACTCCGTAATTTTTTCCGTCAGGTAGTCGGAGAGGTCGAGCGCCTCGGGCGGGAGATTCTCTTTCTTAGTATTCTTATTCTTCTTAATACCTTCTTTATTTATATTGTTGGGTGTCCGTTGCTCCCCTATTGCTTTCGTAGCTGTTACGATGTTGCTTTCGTCGTTGCTTTCGTCGTTGCTTTCGTACAACTTCGGATTCTGGTAATCGCAATAGTTATCTACGGTTATAAGAATTCCGTGTGTTGCTTTCGTTGTCGTGATCATCGTTGCTTTCATCGTTGCTTTCGTCGTTGCTTCCATAGGGCTTACGGAGGGGTTACGCATCCAATTAAGGATTTGAAAGATTTGGTCCTTCGTGGGAGTTGATTTTCTGCACCCTACGAACCATGAGCAATTTTCCTGAATATCTTTGATCGTGACAAACAGCTGTCCCTTTTCCAGTGATCTGTACGGCTTGTATTGCGCTCGTTGGAGCAGATATAGCCAAACCTTCAAGTAGAGGGGAGGCTTTTTCCAGATCTCACTATCAATGATTTTTTTGGCGATAATAATATAGCCGCCTGATATTCGGTCCGGCATACTTCCACTTCCCGCCCCGTCATTTTCCTTTATCACGCTGCTGCAGCTGCTGCACATCGATTGTCAGAGCGTTAAGCTCCGTCGACAACCTTGCCACAATACCGACAGTAGCGATAAACATATATGTGGACATCATGAGAATCATCACAAATCCAACGATTCCCATTGCCAACAGTGTGATCTGGTTTTTGCGTTGGTCCAGCCAGTTATCCCAACGGATGCTGATCCGGGTAAGACGCGTTTGCGGTTTCCAGTTTGTGCCACCAGAATCATAAGTCCCCTTGCATTGTTTACATGGTTTCTCATCCCCATATTTCTGTACAAAATTGCATGTCTCACAGGACTTGGTGTCTTCCATCTATTTCAGCTCCCTTTTCTACTAAATAAATCAATTCCGTATAACCATTTTTGACAGCGCTGTTCAATCAAATTCCCGTATTGGGGGTTTATCTCAATCCCAATGCTGTTTCTACCTAGCCTCGCGGCCACTTCCAATGTTGTTCCCGACCCTACAAACGGGTCCAACACCGTTCCGTCTTCTGGGCATCCCGCTTTTATGCAAGGGATAATTAAATCGGGCGGATATGTTGCAAAGTGTGCTGCGGTATATTGATTTGTAGGTACGGTCCAAACTGTGCGTTTATTTCTTGTGCCACGAATTGCTCTAAAAGATTCTTTCCCCTCGAGATCCGCATACTTTCCATCAAACGACCCGCGCTTTCTATCTGCTCTGTGTTGTGACGGTTGTCCTGGAACATGAGGCTCTAACATTTTTCCGCCGTTTCGTTGCCATTGGCTTGCTTCGTCGTCTGGCTGATATACGGATACTTCCTTGATCGAATCTGCATCGTAGTAATATTTTGCTGACTTACTGAGAAGAAAAATGTATTCATGTGCTTTCGTGCATCTATCGGTTACGCTTTCCGGCATTGGGTTTGGCTTGTTCCAAATAATGTCTTAGCGAAGATACCAGCCGTCAGCCTGAAGCGCGAAAGCGACACGCCACGGCATACCCAGAAGATTTTTCGCGGGAAGGCTAGATAAGTTTCGGCATTGATTATTTGTCCAATTTAAAGGTCCAGTTGTATTCATCCACCCGTCCTGTAGCGGCTTCGGTTTAGTATTAGAATAACTATCCCCCATGTTCAGCCACAGTGTTCCATCAACCCGCAATACCCGCCGCACTTCTGAAAATATCTCAACCGTCTTGCAAACGTATTCTTCGGGTGTTGATTCCAAACCGATCTGCCCATCTATGCCATAGTCTCTGAGCCCAAAATAAGGTGGAGAAGTCACACAGCAATTTACGGATCCGGAATTAAGTTTTTTTAGTTCAGTTAAAGCATCGCCTATCAGGATTGTTATCACTGTCTTTCACCACCTTTGGTATGAAGCGCCGGCAGTTCTGTCCACGCCGGATGATAGATTCGGAATAATGTTTATCGCTCCCCTCATCCACTCTGGCGCGTTGGCGCGGTTTGCCTGTTATTGTCCGGACGATTCCGGAGCCAATTGATTTGAGCACCATCTATTCAGGCCTCCCGTAAATTTGTTTAAGCGGCAAACATTTTTACAACCACTGTATTGACTAGCGTTCCCGATTCCTTGAACGCTCCTTCTGGCAGCGGAATAATTTCCCCGTCATGGGCGGCAACCATGTTTTTGAAATCAACGGTCAGGCGATTACTGCGAAAAATAACACCCGCGCTCATGACTGATACCAAAATTCCGCCTGGTTTCAAAAACTTCATTGCATGGTTGACGTGGTGGATATCGGCCTGCCGAGAAAATGGTGGATTCATTACGACGCGATCGTAGTAACGGTCCGGTTCAAACGTTAAAAAGTCATCACGGAAAGGAAAAAGATCAAGTTTCCTGAGATATTCCACGTTATCAGCCAGCAGCTCAACGCAGTCAACTTCGCATCCGGTTTGCAGCAACCTGCTTGCTATCGCTCCCCGTCCGGCGCTCGGTTCCAGAACCAGTAACCCCGGAGATAACTCCGCTAATTCGATCAGTTGGTCGACGATCGAAGCGGGCGTCGGGAAATAACCAACGTCCTGTCTCGTTGTAATCTCGCCGGTCAGTATGATCTGATCCATCGCGTCGACGGCATCGCATCCAAATAAATGTCCCTTTGCTTTTCGATTCCATTTCCCGCCAGCAGCTTCAATGACTTTATTCGTCTTTTCATACAGTTTCCGGTCTAGCTGCCTGGGGAGCAAAAGAAGATTCGCATTTGTTATGCAGTTGCCGAGAACATCCAGCACATCGTTTGATATTTTCACGTTTCATCACTCCAAATTTAAAATGATCAATGGGGCTGATTAAGCCATATAACACCATGCTTTCTGAACAAATACGTGAAGCATGATACTGCCCCCGCCTAATGTCATGGTTCCCATGAATTTCATGTGCCAAACATCGTCTGCTTCTTGTCCAGTTCCGCGAATCGCATAACCAACCTGATATTTCGCAGGATCTTCCGTGTTGATCATTGCGTAAAGCACAATATTGTTGTTCTGCACGGCAACGGAAAGAACGCTTTCAATTCCTGTGATTTCAATAACTCCTGTGGCTTCCAACGGCAGAAGAAATTTATGGATTGTCTGTTTCGTTTCAATCACCCCTTGTCTGCTATTCGCACCGGTATTCCCGTGAGTTCTTGAATCTCTCGCTTAAATCGCGCCGCATCACTGTTGCCGTCCGACAAATGAAGCAACCATATTTCCCGCACGCCTGACAGGTCATTAGCTTTCAAAAATCCCTTGACGTGTTCCAGTGAAAAGTGACTCTTGATCAATCTGTTCCGCAACGATTCCGGCAGCCTTCCTGCCTCCGTGTTGGCGTCCAGAATGTCCTTGGCATAGTTGCACTCCACCATGATAAAATTAAGCCCCTTGAAGCGGTATCGCAGGAAATAAGTGTCTGTTGCAAACAGTAGACGTTCCCCGGTCACGTTGCTGATTAGAAGGAATCCAAGTGACCCGGGGCAGTCGTGTTCTGTTTCGAATGGCAGAACCGAGAAGGTTCCAACGGTGAACATCTGTTTGGGTTCGATGATATGCAGCCTATGAAAAATAGAATAGTTTGTGACAAGAATTTGATGACCTGACGGCGCTTCTTCGCGGCGACTTATCCCGATTCCGATTGCCGTTCCTTCGCTCATGTATGTCTCAACCGCGGCTTTCATAAGGTCGGCCGCCGCCTTGGAGTGGTCCGCATGGCTATGTGTGATAAGGCAACCTGCTACTGATGAAAGCTGAAAGTCCATGTGCTTCTGAATTTGGCGGTAAGGAAGCCCCGCTTCCAGAAGTAGCGAAGTCTGTCCGTCACTGACGTGGTAACTGTTTCCGCTACTACTGGAGGCGAAGGCCTGAATCAACATCAGAAGTTAGGCCCTTTCTGAGGTGCAGTCGCAGAAGCGTCTTTGCCCTTTGTTGCCGTTGGTGTTGCCGGACTTGTTGGCGATGGCGCGTCTCCAAGTTCTTCTGCCGTGAATTCTCCGTCAATAACTGGTTCGGTAATCTCCAGTGTTTCGCTATTTGCATGTTCTTCGATCTCAGCCGTGACCCGTAAGTCTGACGCAGCGGCTTCAAGTTGCTTCAATCGCAAATAGTCGGTGTCGATCTTCTGGCTGTCGATGGTGATGTCGTTATAAGCGGCGCGATGGATTGTCTTTTGGCACATTTCGGAATACCAGCCGTCGACGTGTTCTTTTTTCCCTGTCTTTTTTCCATCCTTCCACTCTTCCTTATCGCCGCCCCAAAACTCAACACTAGCGTAGGCCGGTTTGCGTTTTAAAATATCCGCAAGCGTCATCACAACTAACTTGTTTTTCGTTGGGTCATTATAGACGTGATAGTAGAAACCGCCCTTAATTTCGCCCCGGTTAAAATCGTCCACAGTATCGAAGTCATAGCTTTCGACCGGATTGCGCAGGCTTTTTTTGATTGCTTTGAATTTGTCATTGGTGTAAACGAGTTGAACAATCACGGCGGCGGGAACATCAAGCCCATATTTTGTCGCTTTCAATTCAATGCCACGGTACCCTTCGATAAACACAATGTCATATTTATTTGAGTTATTATTTTTGAAAGGCATCATGTTGATGTGGTTCTTTTGCGCAGGGTCCAACCCGACACGGGCGTAGGCAACGACATTCCGCGCCAGCTCTTCAAGATTCACGTTTGCCCATGTGATGGGAAGTTTATCCCTGTATTGTTCTGACTTCTTCAGCCGTTTTTCTTCTGCCACGCGAAGCGAAAGGTCTAGTGAAATGAAGTAATTTTGAATTAAACGTTTTTGAAACTCGGTTAGAGCAATATCGCCTACGCCTGAACTAAATTCCTTGAGAACCTTGTCAGTAAATCGCACTGACATCGATTGTTCGGCTTTGGAAATATCCTTTGTGGTGTCGGATTCCGGGGCTATGTTTGTGTTTTTCTTTGCGTCAGTCATACGTTCATACCTCCATCTTTCACTTGTTTCAGTTGAATTCGAACCTGTTCTTTGGCATTTTCAAAGGCCGTGGCGAATGCCCCCCCCGGATCGTCGCCGGGTTCGATCTCCATTACGATTCCGGCCTCGGCGACAAATGACTGATAGTTTCCGAGGTTCTTGGTAAACTTGACCGATACGCTGATTTCCTTGGTTTTCATTACCGCTTATCTCCTTTCTCAACACCGATTTCTGTGCAAAAAATCCCGTAAATTGCCAGTGTTTTTGTTAATGCATTCTTCGAATATCCGGGCAATTTCTGCCGCAGCATCGTTGCCGATTGATTCTCTGCCTTGAATGGGGATGGCGAAGGTTGTTCCGCATTTTGGCTCCGGTACTTCCAGCGGCAACATGGCGTCAATGGCTTGATTTACCATGTCGAGGATTAAAGAAATTTGTTCAGGATTTCGGTATGCGGGTGGACGGCCACCACCCGTGGCAGCTGTGCAAATAATTTTTACGCATTCTGCCGCGATCTCCGCAGACAGGATAGCTTCGTTTGGTTTTAACATTTATATTTGCCCCTTTCACTTATAAATATTGGTTTCTGCGATTGAGTTCGTTTTGAATGTCTGCTAGGCTGCCGGCAATGGACCGAACCTCACACTGTTCGTATGGCGACCACCATGCGCAATTGGATTCCCCGCACCAACACATTTCTACTTCCCGTCCGATAAGGCCGTTTGCATCGCTTTTTGTTAGTACGGCGGCACACAGAAGCGGGCATAGTTTTGGCATTTATAACACCTCCTGTAAAAAGTCAGTCCCAAAGCAACCACTCACGCCTTTCAGCATGACAACAGGAGTATGCCCGCTTAACATCCAAGGTTCGCTTCGCGTCGCAAAGGTTTTCCCCTTGTATTTTTCAAGCTCTGCATCTGCGCAATTAACCATTTTCACTGTGGTTCCCACCGGCCATGTTGGAAGAATCTTCTTTTTCACAGGCATTTCACCCCGCCTCCACAACTAATTTGCTGTACTTTTTGCGCCGCTTCTCGGTCGCCTCTTCGTCGATTACGCCGTCCTCGTCTCGGACGATGATATCGGGAACTACCAGCCGAATCAGTTGCGCCGGGGTGTCGATCAACTGCGTTACCGCCTCTGCGTTGTCTACAAAGATAGGAGCGACAAACCCGTAGTGGGCGCCAATCGTATTGATGATGTCTATTCCCACGTTGATTCGGGCTGCATTGTTCAAGCCGCTGCCGTAAGGAACACCGTCCGGCCCAAGCACTTCGCATGTTGATGAAGGCTCGTCGTTGTGGATAAACCAATCAAACATTTTGAACCTTGCATATTTAAACTTGGTATTAATCTTTGATTCCAGCAGTTTTACTTTCGTTCGGGTAAATTCTTCAACAACAGTTGTTTGGCGTTCCAGTTGCGCAGCTTCGGCTGCCAATACTTCTTCTTTTGCCTTCAATTCTTCGATTCGCTTCAACCCATCTGCCCGGGCTTCGGTTCTGGCGACATCCGCCTGTAAGTCGGCAATGTTTTGCTGCACGGATGATAATTGGTTCGTCAGCCGGATCCGTTCGGGTTCGCTGGATTCTTCAAGGGCCTTGATATCTAACAAGAGGTTCCCTTGCTCATGCAGCAGGGCCTTGGTTTCGAAGGATTGTTCTGTGGGCGGCTGATTATCAAGGGCGGTGATTTCTGAACTTAACCCACTGATTTTTTTTGCCAGAATGTCAATTTCGACGTCTATGGCAGGAATGGATTGTTCGAGTTTCAACCGCTCCGCCTCTGCCGTGTCGAGCTTGGTTCTGATTGCAGTCCCTTCGGTTTGGATTCGCTCCAGGTTGGTTGCCCTGGAAGTATTGAACGCCGTAAGCGCCTTGTCGATTGCCGCCTGAACTTGTTCTTCCGGAAGCGATTGACCGCAGGCAGGGCAGATGCCGGATGTTTCTGTTGCCGGGGCTTCTTTCGCGTCTTCGGCTTTCCATTCGGCAATTTTGGCTTCCCACTGATTTTTTAGCCGATTAATGTCTTCCTGCAGCTGGGTTATTTTGTTCGTTGTCGCGGTCTTTCGGAAGGACGCATCATCCCGTTTAAAGACCAACGCTCCGTATTCCTTGCGCTTTGCCCCGACCACCGCCTGCTTATCGCCCTGCGCCTTGTTCTGCTCTGCGAGAAGTCCTGCTTCAATTCGTTGCAGCCGCAGTTTGTTCTGGGTAATCGCGCCGCCCTGCTCCAATGCAAGCAGGCTTGTTTCAATCTCCTTTCTTTGGGCTTGGAATTTTTCAATATTTGACTGCAATTCTGCAAGGCCGGACTTACCGTCTCCCGGAAGAGACCTTGTTGCTTCATCTACGCGAATTGGAATGGCCTTAATTTCGTTGTTGACGGCAGTCTTTCGGGCGGCTAGAACCTTTCTATGTTCGTCAATCGTTCGACCGGAATTCAGGACCATAAGCAGGTCGAGCATGCTTTTGTTGCCAATTGTGACCGCCGAGTCGATCACGTCAGCGTCTGAAATATCGCCGCAGATATCCATCAGAATCTTCCTGCGATCCTGCCACGCCATCTTGCCGGGGAAGTAGTCAGGGTCAGAAACCATTCGCAGCACGTTTTCGCTGCCGAGACCAAAAATAAAGGCGTCAAATTCTTTCTTTTGCTTTGGAACCTCGTTGATCTCATAGACTGTTTTATGACCGCTGAACTCAGGCGTAATGGTTCCCCTTGCCTTTACCCATGATTCAGATAGCGTTTTTTTGAGGGTAATCTTGGCGCCGTTATGCTCGATCACTACGCCGACAGCGTGGTCAATCATCGGGATAACTTTTCCCTCGGCATCCAGCGTCTTCAGTTCGAAATCCTTTTTCCCAGTGCTGTCCTTGTCAAAAAACAGCCAGAGAAAAGCATCGTACAAGGTTGTTTTTCCTACTGCATTGATTGCCAAAACGTTGCTGTTTTCTCCGTTCGGTTCGAAGGTGAATGACCGTATGCCTTTGAAATTTGTCAGTATTTCGCGAAGTAGTCTCAAAATTGTATCCTCCCTTTTGTCAGACTTTGTTCTGCCCTGTACTCATTTACGACCTCGTGAATATCGTTTCCTAAGTAGCCGCCCTCAGTCATATCCATATCAACCTCAACAGTTGACCCCGTAACATCGGTTAGTGTTATAACCAATGCCGCTCCGTGGCGTTCGACTCGCGGCCTGTGTCCGTTTAGCCTCACTTTTGCTTTCATTGTCCATCCTCCAAACGATTGATGTCATCGTTGGTTCGCACGTCCGATCATCGCGGCAAACGATCTCCCTGCCGCAACCGCTCGGAAAGTATCGGTATTGCATGGTGTCCGATGTCAATTCTCTGCCGCAGTCTGCGCAGGTGAGCGGTTTATCGGTGTTCATGACGCTTCAACTGCTTTCTGGCGTTCTTCTTGTATCTTTTCTAACATCTTTCGATTCACTGGCTGCTTGCAGTTCGGGTGCTGGTAGACTCCGTTAATATTTACCATCGTCCCGCCTGAGTTTAGGCACTTGGCGCACAGAATGATTTCACACATGCGCGGGGTTTTCGGCATATCCTTGCATTTCATTTCTTCGCCTCCACAATTCTCAGTAAATCCCCGACAGTGGCGATCTTGTCGCATTCTTCGTCTGAAATTCCTATATCAAACTCTTCCTCAATCTCGATTGCTATCTCAGCCAAATCCATACTGTCTGCTCCAAGCTCTCGCAACGCAGTGGATTCCGTGATACCAATTGCTTCGCGTTCTTCCAGGCTCAACTCGGCTTCTAGGATTTTTATGATTCGGGCTAATGTGTTCATATTTGCACCTCCGAAAATTTGTTGGTATAATACAGACAGAGACAGAATTTCATCGCGGAAAGAGTTCTCACCGACCGTCTTGCTTGCCAGAGCAGGGCGGTCATTTATTTTGCTCATTATTTCCCGGATCAAATATCAATTTGTTAAAATCGGTCTTCCACTCGCACCTTTCACATATCCAGTTCTTTACTGCTTTTGAACAGTCGGTATTCACTGCGCACGTCGGCTGATAGCATTTCGGCATTTTATCCATGGGCGCACCTCCTTTCATTTATCCATCCATACCCACAGCGGCATCGCCAGTTTGTTCGCCCGCACAATCACGTTCCACGCCCCGATTACTGCCAGCCAACCGATAATCGTGACTGTGATCAACAATGCCCCTTTGCTCACTTTCCGTCACCTCCTACAATTTTGGGCGGTCCCTCCGTATACGTGCCGCGCTTGATGATCTTTTTCATGTCGGACTCAGCAGCAACGTTGCCACAAACAAAACGATGCAAACGATGGCAAACGTGTATTTCTCGCGGCGAGGAATGTCTGGACCGTAGATCAGGATGTTGTGGTAGCGTTTCATGAGACGGCCTTCCCTTCTTCCTCTGCCTTTTTTGCATCCTGTTCCAACAGTAATTTTGCATGTCTACCTAAAAACAGCTCCATAAGGTCGGCGAAAACCTCGCTCCGCGGTCTCGTGCCAAACTCTTCGACTATGATAATTTCGCCCCGGTATACCGACATTGTTGTTCCTCCTTTCGTCGCTTTAAAATATTGTTTTTAAAAGTGGTAATATTGTTTTATCTCTGCCTTATCGACACTTTTTAAGTGTCTTTCTTCGCAAAAAAAATCGCAGAAGGATTTTCAATACCCAAAAGATCAATCAGTTTTTCGGCTTCATCGGTTCCAAAAACGCCAGCCCTTAGTTTATTGCTCATAGTTTTTGGAGATATTCCGATTGCCAAGGCCACTTCTTGCTGGGTAAATCCTTTTGCAACAATTCTTCCTTTTAGTTCGTTTACTTGTATCAACTAAATCACCTCCTTATTGTCGGCACTTATTAAGTGACTTAATAGTATAATAATTTTAAGCACTTGTAAAGTGTTTTTTTACACATTTTAAGAAAAATGTTGCTCCAAAAGTGTTATTAGTTTATAATGAGCGCAAGAGGATAGAAGGGGATGTTTTCAATGAATAAAGCTGATAAGTTGAAGTTATGCAGGGAAAATGCCGGAATGACTCAAGAAGAGGTCGGCAATAAATTGGGAGTTAGGAAGCAAACAATTGCAAAATATGAAACTGGGATAATAACAAACATACCTATTGATAGTGTTGAAAAACTATCAATCCTGTATGGTGTATCGCCTGCCTATATCATGGGATGGGAAGAAAAGCCCTCTCAAATTGAAGTTTCGGATAAAGAGCTCGAACATCTCATGCATCTTCGCTCGATGGATGAAAAAATCAAAGACGAAATCATGGTTCGGACTGAATCGGCAGCTGGCCTGTTTCCTCGAAAGGATGCTCCGGCACCCAAACGGGTAAAGTCGTAAGCATCCTTTTTGCTAAGAAAAAGACGTTTTGGAAATGGGCATATACAAGACAGTACATTTGGGGGATATTGGTCATTTGTAGTTGAATCTGTGATTATTGCCATGGGGCCATGTGAAGTTTAATTTTGAAAGGTAGTGTTGACATGGAACTGTTTAGTATATTTGTTGCAGTTATTATCGTATTCTTTCTTTTATCAAGGATGAATAATGCCGTGACTAGCCAAAACCTGCAAAATAGCTTTATCTCCCTCGGCGATATGATGGGAAAAAGTGAAAAGAAGATCATTTCAGTTGTAGGCAAGCCTAACTCCATCACTAATTTAGGCTCTATGGGGTCGGTATATTATTGGCATAGCGACAAATACCAGATGTCACTTTCGTTCCAAAACGGTAAGTGCACCGGAATTGTTCAAGAGAACATCATAAAGTAAGCCTAACGGGGGTAATTGCGCATGCCATTAATCGCCATTTACATGCGTGTTTCAACTGAAGCACAAGCTGAAAGAGGAACGATTGAAGCGCAAAGAGAGTTTGCGGAAAAATACGTTGATCTGCATGAGCTCGCCGACAACGTTCAATATTATGCTGAAGATGGATTCACGGGGACAATCCCACTTTCCGCGCGTCCCGTTGGCAGCCAGTTAATGGCCGGCATAACTGCTGGAAAAATCAATGAAGTATTGGTGTATAAAATTGATCGATTTGGCCGCAATACCAGGGTCATACTAAATAGCGTGTATGAGCTTGAGCAGGCAGGTGCAATAATCAAATCGATGACTGAGCCGTTCGATACGTCCACTCCTACTGGTCGGTTTATGCTATCAATTATGGCTTCTGTCGCTGCACTAGACCGGGATAATATTGTCGAACGTCTTACCAATGGTGTAAATCGTGCGGCTCGTCTAGATAATAGATGGATGGGCGGTATCGTGCCGCTTGGGTATCACATAGAAGACCACTGCCTGGTAGTTGATGAAGAAGAATCAAAAACCGTGCGATTAATATATGATCTTGCGCTCAAAAAGTATAGTACCGTAAAAATCGCCGAACATTTGAACGCGCTTAAAATCCCTACTGTATATACAACAAAAGGATACAATCCAAAAAAGGGAGCTACAACCGGCCTTTGGTTCCCTGGACGAATTTACATTGTTCTTACGTCTGAGTTATACAAAGGAACTCATACATACGGGAAAAAAAGAAAAGATGATAAGCCGCCAATAGTAAGAAAATGCCCCGCTATAATTGACGAAGAAGTATGGGATTCTGTTCAGGATACTTTGCGGATGAATCAGATTGATTCGATTGGCGACAGCAAAAATTTTTACTTATTGAGAGGCCTACTTGAGTGTGAAAATTGTGGGCGTAGTTTTTCAGGTAACACAAAACGAGGAAAACAGTATTACCGCTGCAACGGGCGAAGTAAAATTGTTGGGCGTGACACACGTTGCTTTATGCCATCACTGGATGCAACGCTGATAGAAACATACATATGGGACCAAATACTTATGTTTGCTGAAAACCCTGATGAAATAGACAAATATTTTGATCTTTGTGGTGAAACAAAAAAAGTCCGCTCGTTTATTAACGAACGGGCAATGATTGAAAAAGCGATAAAAGAACACTATCGAGAATACAGCACGTTACTTGACATGATATTAAAAGAATCTGTAAGCCGATCTGTTGGAGAACTGAAGCTTTCACAAATTGAAGCAAGCATTGGCACGTTAAAAGAACGGCTTATTTCGCTGGACTCGGAATCAATTTCCACAAATCTACTTGTCGATCAATTTCCTTTCGCCAAAGAAAAACTAAAAACGATTGTTGGTAATGTTGATGCTGAAGATCCCGAAACAAAGAGATCTGCGATTCGCTTAATCGTTGATAAGATTAGAGTTTCACTCGTTCCGGACGAAGATAATCCTGACGGAAAAAAGAAACTGCAACTACGCGTCAAGTATAGTTTCTTGAGGTCAGAGGTTATTCAAACCAATCTCCATGGAGAAACCGGGCGGCGATTTTGTCCTGCCCGGTCATTTGCTTGATCAGACTTTCAGCCATACGCGCTCCGTCGTCGGCTTCCACTGCGGAAACAAACCGAACACCCCGCAGGGCGGCGA